TCCTTGACCCCAAGTACCTTGAGACCATCCACTAACTACTGGAGTTACTGAACCTATAGCTGAACCAGCCGCTATTCCTGGAGGTAATGCAGGGGTAAAGATAGTAATTGTTCCAAGAGCTGTGGCTGTTGCAATGCCTGGTGGTATTTCTGTTGATCCAAAGAATAATCCAGAACCACCTTGAGTTGTTCCTGCAGCTATACCAGATGGTTGATCTGCAAGATTTTGTACTAATGTACCTAAACCAGTACCAGCTGCAATACCAGTAGGAACTTCTGCAAAATTTAATGTAGGAGAACCTTGTGCAGTACCTGCTTCTTGTCCTGGTACGTTTTCAATAAAATCAAGACCTCCGGTATGCAAGATACCATTGTAAGCTTTCATTGTTCCAGAGTATCCTTGATTCAAAGGCCCAAGTCTTACGACAACTGAATCATTTGAGTTATCTGGTCTTGGGTTTTCTATTACATTGCTTCCAGTATTTTTAAAATACTTAGAAGGATCAAGTTGTGCTTGTTTAGATTCCCAATCACTTTTGTGAACCATCATACCAGTCCATTCTCTTCTAAGGTCTTTATGTTTTACCTTAAAACCAGAACGGTCATCAATTGCTACTGCATGTTTTCCTTTAGTATATCTTGCCATGTCTATCCAATATAACTTTTGTAATTTCGTGGTTGCCTAGCTAAAGCTCTCATTCTTTCAAACACCATTGAGTTGTTTAAAGAATTTATTCCTTGTCCGGATTCTGGTGTTGCAGCTGGTGCTATTGCCGGTGGCAGTGTTTCAATCCCTCCTACTTCTGACGAGTCTGGATTTGGTAGTATTCCACTTATTACTTCCGGAGGTGGCGCTACTACAGGACCACCAACTTCTGTTGTATCACCAGGAGTCGGTTCAATTATATTTCCGTCTGGTCCTAAAACAGGTTTACCAGTTATTCCAGCAATAAGATGTTCGATTGGTATACCTATTGGAGCATTTGGTCTTTCATCAATTGGTGGTTTATTATCAATTCCATAGCCTCCAGAAATTCCATCAGTTCCACTTAACATTTCTGGTGTTTCTAAAATTCCTGTATACTCATCAATAGGTTGATCAGGTTTTGAATCTTGTATTGGATTAATAGCTAAATATTCTTCAGAATTTGGATCTAGATAAGGATTATTTGCAGCAAGGTGTTCTATAAAATTACTAAAGTCTAGGCCTTGAAATATATCTATTGGTCCATATGCAAAATTAAAACTCATTAGTAATATACCGCCGGTTGCACGTAAAAGCTTACACGTTCTCTATCTTCTTCTCTAGCTTTTTCCCATTCGTCTTTGTAAATTGCAGTAAGTTCTGCTCTTCTGTTTACATCTACAGTCCCAGGATGTTTGTGTGCTAACTTAACAGTTAGTCCACTAATCATAGGAGGTAGCATACGTTTTGGTATTTGAACGTTTTGTCTGTAATCAATATACGGAACTGTTACTTGTCCACCAGCTGTACTAGTCCATGCAACATCATCTGGATATTTAATCATCCATGCTTTTAATTTGTAGTAAGTTTGATCAGGTACAGGCCACAAATAAACTTTGTGTGTAGCTACACCACTGCTATCATATTGAGCATTACGCTCAACAGCATATTGTGATGGCTTGCCTGAAGTTGTTTTAGTTGGAAGTTGTAGATAATCAGTAAGACTTATACGTTCTATTTCTTGATCAGAATCTGGATCAGCATTAGTATCTGTTATAACTGCATCTAATACATCTGAGTATGTGTTAGAACTAAATGTAATGTATCCTTGATCTTTGGTCATGGTATGTTCTATTAAATCAAGAGTAAATAAATTTACACCATCATTAACCCATTCCAACATCAATAAGTTAAGAGAACGTCTAGCTGTAATTAAATCATAGCCGCCCTTAGAACTTACGCCAATTCTTTCATAAGCTTCTTGTATTACATCATCAATCGAAAGATTGAATGTTTGTGTGCCTGATGTGGCCATATTTTGTCCTTCCTATATTAAGGTACGAACAATCAAATAACACATTTGTGCAAATACAGTCCCGCCAATTACCCAGATAAATTTAGAAAGTTTATCAATATCTTGAGCCATGTGGGCCAAATGATTGTCCTTTATTAAATCTATTTTTTGGTTAAGTAATTTGAGGTCGCCTTTAATTTCTATAATTGCTTCTTTGTTAGTTTGCTCGCTCATTTATTACTCCACGTATGTCTTAGTACATTCCATAACAACAGTATACATATTACCTGCATCTGCTGTACCGGGTATAACTATATTAATATCGTCTTGGTTTGTGTTTGCGGATTGGTTTGCAGGAATTCCACCGAATTCTCTGAAGTCCCAATAACCTGTTCCAGTTAATCCAACAATAGGAATATCTCCATCATCATCTTCATAATCTAAACGAGCGTATGAATCTCCTCCATCACCTGTATCACAAGCAAACCATAATCTTTGTACGCTTAAAGTTTTGCAAGTTGTTCCATTTGGAAGTGCATCCATTGCTGATACATCTCCGAATACTGTAGTACCGCCTGTACCATCTGATTGAATTACTATTTTAATAGTAACTCTTTTTTCATTTTGTTGTAATATAGTTGGACCTGTTACTGTGTCTGCCATATTGTTCTTCCCTTCTTAATCAAGAATATGAGGGCCCGAAGGCCCCCATTAATTATTATTAGTATTATGCAAACGGTGTTGCTAAAGTACCATCACCAACAAGCTTATCTGAATTCAGATGCCATACTGCTGTTGCACTTCCTTGTCCACCTGTTGCGATTCCTGTGCATGTAATAACACTACCTAAGAATCCACCAGTTGTACCACCATTCATAGAGAACACATCATCATCTGATCCGTCTGCATAGAATATTTTTGCTTGTGCTACGTCGTTATCTTTATCAAACAATGTAATCATTGAGTAAGCTGAAAAAATATCAACAGCTGTAGCTCCTTGAATGCTCAATGCATTTGAAGTAACAGTAGTTCCTACAATAAATTTATAAACTAAGCCTGCTGCTGCTACTGGTAAAGTTACCGCAACACCTGCCGCTCTATTAAATACAAAAGTAGTTCCACTTTCTGCTGATGTTACTGCTTTAGTTGCCGCAGTTAAAGACTCATAAGGTGCAACAATATTTGTCGCTCCTGTCATTTTCATAGTACCAGAACCTGATACATTACCGCTTGAATCGATATCAAAGTTAGTTGTTACGGTACCTACTGTAGATTTAGTGATTTGTTCAAAACCACCTTCTGATCTAATCGGACCGCTAAAAGTTGAATTTGCCATTCTTTAATCCTTCTGGGAGTATAGTCCCAAGTTATTTTCTTACTGTCTCTATAACGTCTGCTTGGCCAGTCAAGTAAGATTTGTTAAATCCAAGTAGTAAAGGGGACATTTCTGCCCCCTCTACAAAGTGTGTTATACGCCTTCGTTTCCGTATACGCCTCTCCAGTCAGAAAAGCCAAAGCTATATCTTTCTCTAGATTTGTATCTTACGTTTCCAGTTTCAAAGTCGCCTTCCATAGAAGTTGCGATAGGTGCTCTATTGAACATTTTCATTCCGTTAGGAACATCAGTTCTAATAAAGAAAGCATCTGGATCACTAAATCTGTGATTCACATGATAGCCACCTGGTAGCATTCCTGTAGACTTAATCGCATTCACATCATTGTCTGATGATCCTGGTTTGTACGGAGATGCCAGCAGTCTTTCCGCTACGAATACCAATTGTCTTGGTATGTGTAGTGTACGACCTTGAGCTGCAATCGGGATGTCTTTATCGTCAGTATATCCTGCGATATCAATTAATGCTGTTTCAAGAGAAGCCTCTGAAAGGTCAGCATAAGTTGAAGGTCTGTTAGAACCTGTTGATCCTGAAGCTAATGGGTGAGCGTTAGATACTAACTCTTGTCCATCGCCGCCTGTGAAAGAACTGTTGAAAGCTCTGTTATAGACGTTTGCCGCTTTAGTTTGTTTAGCAGAAGCCATTGAACGTGCTAATGCTTTTGTTAATCGAGTAGATAACTTGTCATACAAATTGTCTTCCATAGCTTCCTCAGTAATTGAGAATGCCATAGCGACAGTTTCGTTAGTATAACGAGAAACATACCCCTCACCAGTGTTGCCATATGCAACAGCTTGACCTTCGAATTTAGTTTGAGCTGCCTCAAAACCTGGGAATAATACTTCCTCTTCGAAAGCTCTATTTGATGATTCCTCATCGAACAGTACTGCGTGCTCATTTTCGTAACGTGAATATTCTGTTCCGAAAATTGCGTTCAAACCAGGTACTAATTCTTTGAGTATTTGACCTCTAGTAATTGCCATATTCTATATCCTCCTAGATATTATATACCTGTAACGCCAGTAGCGCCATTTAGGTGTTGGTGTGAGTTAATTTTCACTACTATATCCATAGTAGTACCAGTTGCAGTGTACGTTCCGTCAGCTTCTGCACTACCATAAACTGATAGTGGGAAAGTGTTAGTAGTTGCTACTGTAGAAGCATCAGCTACCATTCCTGATTTATGCGTAATTGCCGAACCTGTTGGTGAAGCTACAATTTGTACTAGCTTTCCAGTTGAGTTCGCTGCAGTTAAGCCTGTGCCTGCTTGATCTGATTGAATCTTAAAGATTGTAAACGGATCGTCGTAAACATATGCTTTATATTGTGCTTTCGCTACAGTTCCGTTCGCAATTGAACGTACGAATTTTACATCGCCTGTAGAATTATCTTCGTATTCTGCTCCCCAGAAAACACCGACAACAGAACCCGGAGATGCTGCGCCGACATCAGTTACTAGTAAGCCTGAGCTATAAGTAACAAGGTCGCCTTCGAAGTACGCAGATGGTGCAGTAGCAGCAATTCTATAACCATTCATATCTGTATAGTTATTTAAACGTACTGTACCTCCAGCTGCATGTCTTATTGGTGATAGACCGTATCCAGCCATATAATTTCCTCCTTTAGAAAATTAATTGTTATTATTAAAAGAAAACTAGATAACTAGATATGTCTAATTATTTAGTCTTCGAACTTTGTTTCTTTTGGACTTCCACCTGTAACTGTAGTCTTCGATTCGTCCATGCCACGCATATCACCTTGACCTGCATTCTTTAGATCTTGTGCATAGGCTTTTCCCATTAACTCAGCTTGAGTATTATAATGTTCAGTTCTTTGATCTGCAATTTCTTGCGGAACTTTCATGAGAATTAAATCTCCTGATCGAACTGTGCCTGCGTGTTTACCTGTATCTAGAACATCTGGATAGGCATTTTCGCCTAATTCATCTGGTGTTACAGGTTCATAGCCTTGTCGAACTCTACCATTTACATTTGCATCATCAGAGTTGTTAAACAATTCATGTCTAACCCAACGATAGTGCATGCCTTCAGGTGGTGCTTCCACCGTAAGTTTACTAGGTGCTGTCCAAACTTTTTTACGAGATGTCGAAGCCCGTGTAGTCTTTTTTCGACTGCTTTGAGTTGCTTTTGTCATATTATCCTCCCGCCTTTAACTGGCGTTGTTTTTGGCGTGCGTATTCTTTTAGGTCTACTCCAAGTCTATTTGCCATCTCAACTTCTGTTTTTGATAACTTAATCTTAGAACTACCAGGGTTTGCACGTGATCCCCCTACGACTGTTGGAACCTTATTAACATTCTTCTGCTTAAATTTCTCAGGAAATTCTGAGCGTATTCTTGCATCAAGTTCATTATAATATTCATCAGAATCTTCGTTAGGTACAATACCATCATCTACTAATTCTTTATGAATAACTAATGCTGCCTGAGACATGATTCTGTCTGAAGTGTCCGTACCACCAAACCATCTATTTCTTTTTTGCCATTCAACTGCCTTACGGTCAGGAGCTGGCGCATATTGGTTAGGTTGTTTCGAAGTTTCAATAACAGGATCAGGTGAAGATTGTTCGTTGGGTTTTTGAATTTGAGATTGTGCTCTAGCTTTGTATTGTTGAGCTACAAGAGTCTCAGCTTTTACGCTTGCGAGTGTATCTTGTGCAGTGATCTCTTCATCAATGTTGCCATTTTCTTTAGCAATCTTCAAAGCAGATAGGGCTTGTTTTTCTTGACTCTCTAATTTATCAATATAATTGGAAATAGCACTTAACTCATTGTCTTTGTTTTTGTCTTCAAGTTTTCGTGCTTGAGAATGCCATGAAGCTTTATCTTGCTCTGCAGCTTTTAACTTTTCTTCAAGTTCCTTCTTTTGTGCAACAAGCCGCTTTATCCGTTTTTCAGCGCGCTTGCCAAATACTTTCTTTGAATCTTCAGTATCTTCTTCCTCAGCTTCTGGTTCAGTTTCAGTAGGTTCTTCAGATGTTTCTTTTTCTTCTTCCTCTACTTCGTCCGTCTCTTCAGCTACGGTTTCTATTCCTGTGACTGGAGTCTCAGTATTATTTGACTCTTCAGGAGTATCTCCTTCATTTTCAGATAAGTCTATTATAACCTCATCGGCTTCTTCAACTGTATCTTCTATTCGTTCGTCTATCATATCAGACCTTTCCTTGGGTGCGACCCACGTTTAACGCTATCTACTATTGATTAGTATGCTGTAATTTTACAACATATTGTAGCAGAATGCAAGGGTTATTTTTATTTTAGTGAAATTTTGTCGGGATCTGGAACAAGTCCAATTACTTCATCATCATTAAAAATTACATCATCTACTTCGTCATATCTAAGTTTACTTCCAACATACGTACCAGTAAGCACCCAATCGCCTACATCACACCGCTTTTGGTACTTATC